TGATACAGAGGAAGATACCCCGCCGTCGAGTTTACCTTTAATGGCAATCGCCATTTCTAAGACTTTATTGGCCATTATTTTCTCCCTTTCATTGCTTTATTCTCGCGCTCGATACCATCACTAATGAGCTGAACGTGGACTATGAACTCATCCACGTCTAGCTCTCGAATGAAGTAGTCCATCGGCGTGCTAGTGTATTTACTACACGTAATCGCACACTCGGTGAAATACCGTTCTAGGTCTGTTATTTTTCGGAATTTAGCAAAAAATTCTGTACCTCTAAGCACACTCTAGTGAAATCGGCAGCCGGAAGGCTATAAATATCATCCACTTTACAACCGCATGCAGCAGCTGCTACATGTGCTTGATATGTCATGGATAATGCTGGAACTGTGATAGTTCTATCTTCATTCTTAGCAGACTTTTCGCATTTAATTAATGTGTAACCACTGATGCCTTCAAATTGCAAGGAATGACCAGCTTTTACTAATTCAATACCTGTTTGTTCATGTGTTTCGTTCATAGTGTTATGTTTACTCATTAGTGATCGTCCTTTCTACAGACTAAATACCGAGCGCAGCACGAACATCGCCAAGGAAGTCAGTGCCATCAGAAATAGAATCTTTATATGCGTATTTATCGATTTCACGAACTACCTTGCCATCTTGTTCGAGTTTCAAGTATGTCGTTTCAATTGTGTTCGTTGCGTCGATAGTATTGCCAGATTCATATGTGCCATTTTCTTTAGATTTAGCACGGCCACGAATAACGGCACGTGTAGGCACAATTACATATTTATCTTTACCACTATCCCAACATTGGATAGCACCGCGCACTTCTAAGCGTACGCCACGACCACCTGTAAGGCGGTGTGTAGTTTCTGTTGGAGTGTTCCAAGTAAGTTTAGTTTCCATAGAAGAGTAGTGGCCAATAACTGGCGCTTCTACTTCGCCTGCAATACCCACACCTTTTACAGTTTGAGTCATTACAGATTCACTAGGTAATTCTACTTTGGCAACACCTAAACAGTTGTCAGAGCCTTCTTCGTATACACGGAAGTCATTAAGTACTTCCGGTACTTGGTTGATAGATGCCATGATTAATTACCCCTTTCTATACTGTTTGAAATAACGTTTTGAAATAGGAAACATCGTATTCAGAAATGCTTTCAATTTCTTGCGCTGGAATTGGAGGTGTACGGTATTTGTGGAAGCGAATGATACCATTCAACAAATCTGTTGTAGGGTTTTCTGCTTCTTTAAATTCAATACGACCACCCAAGATAAAGCCACGAGAAGTAAGACCGTTAAGACGGATTGTTTCACTATCAAGAATTGTCTTGATATTACGTGGCAAGATAGGCATATCTACTTTTTGCCAATACGTTAAGATGAATGTTTGGTCATCCCAATCATTGAAACGGCGTACACAAATTAATGTATCCTTAACATCAGTTGTGCCAGGATATGCACCTGTGTAGTTGCCCCAAGATACCCAACCATTGATATTAACGGCTGTCATAATACCTTGAGAGTTCAATAAGTTAGCTTGGGAATGCGTAAGCATTACTTCCTTACCATTAGCTAAGCACAAGCCTGTGATATTCATGGACTTATTGGAAGGAGATAACGTAGGAATATCGCTATTAGATGCATCGCATTTACCAATAATGCCCATTATGTGCGTAGACATATGGAACATATAATCGCCATTGCGAACCATTGGCCAACATACGATCTCAGATTCACCTGTATAGCTATTACCTTTCTTCCATTCGTAAGCATCTGTATACTTAACAACTTGTGTAGTATCAATATCTACCAAAGTAGTCGCGCCAAATAAGTTATTGATAACACGAGATTTTGCTTTCATTACAGAAGCAACCGTAGGATTTTGAGAGAATCCAGGTGCAGCAATAAGACCAGGCACAATACCAAAATGATGATAGATTGTATCAATCAATTCAAATCCTGTTGCTTTTTCGTTACTATCCACACCGCCGATTACGTTCTTATAATCGAAGTTTTCTACATCGAGTTCATCGTATGTGAGGTCCAATGTAGTTGCGGAATCGAATTTACCACCTTTGACTACAGAGATAATCAATTGATTCTTGTCATCAAATGCTGCCGTGTAATCCGTGTTGGCCACACCTGTTTGACCTGCACTAGATACTTGCAATGTATTGAGCAATACTGCTGCTTTTACAATGCATTTCTTGTCTGTCAATGTAGCAGTTGTTGTAGTTGATTTCTTATGTTTAGCAGGATCCAATACGTTAATAAATACGATTGGAGCTACACCATACAATTTGAATTGTGCATACATTGCTTCACACAATGTGAAATGTGTCCAATCTTCAGAATAGCCAAGTTGTTGAACAGCTTCTTCCCAGCTATAACAAATGATTGGCTTATTAACTACTGCGTTAGGATCTTCTGTGAGGTGTACAGGTGCAGTACCGAACACAATTGGAAGGCCGGCAGTAGTTTGGACAGGAGCAATTACAGAGGTAGCTTGCTCACTTGTTTTGACGCCATGATAAAAGGCCATTTATTTCACTCCTTTATAATTCTTCAATGCGTTAACATAGAATACATTTAATTGTGTACCTTGTGTTCTCACATCAATCATTGCTTGATTGAGTTCATCTAAAGACACGAATAAATGCATAAAAATAGGGTCTTCCGCTTCCGGCAGTGGTGCACCGTCGCTAAATACCATGAATTGGTTTAGCCGGCTACTGCGGAACGAAGGCCCAACATATACAACAGGGTTCATCGTTGTCTCCTATTCAATTACTTTGTTATCCGTGAATATCTTATTTAGATTCCTACGAATAACAGGAATATACACTTCAAATTCAAGATACCCAACCCATTGAGGGTATGGTTGATCATCAGGAATTGTAGTATTAATGGTATTCTCCTTAATTTCATATTTAAGTGCTACCGGATTATCAGATAACAACCGCTCACGCACTACCTCTAATAGGTGATATAGTCCGACATGGCCTTTAGTTAATGCCTCGTCAAATGTAGTTACCAATACTGTAATCCCTACCGTCGAACTATCTGCATCACTAACAGAGTACGGACGTACTACTACGGCTGGGCATAACTTGCGCAAGTCCGCATTATTATCCACCCTTGGTAAGAAACCGCTCCATACTCGAATAGGTCTTTCGGTAACATCACTGTTTTCATTCAGCTTTCGCAACTCATTCATGAGATATTTAGCAATACCATCTGATACATCTAATGGCGTCATTAGTTACCTCCTAACGCGCGCTCTAATTCGTGATATAGGCGCTTTTCATACATTTCCATGCCTTCCTTTTGCATGGCATTCATAACAGTTTCATTACCAAACATTTGCGGTAAGGCTGGTCCATATATCCCTTTTAATGGATATCGTTCCTTGCCTTGGCGCTTCATAAAGATACCTGATGCACTCACAAAGCCATTTGGTACCTTTGTTTCTGTGCCTTTTTTAATCGACACAAATACACCTTTTCGCTTAAGTGATTTAATTTTGAAGTACTTTTGAGCGCTAGTATATCCACCTTTGATACGCATTTCTGTGCCATCATTCAATTTATTGATAGATACACCGGACTTTACGACCGATACACCTTTAATGGCGTAGATATTACGTAGTGCTTGCGTACCTACTTTTCTTGCAGTCGTTGCAGCACGCTTTGAAGCAGCTTGGCAGACACGTCGAACTCTATCTTCTTTTAATGTTTCCAGTGCTTTTTCAATTGTTTTCACTGCACTTTTATCAAGTTCTAGCTCAACCATCCGTCAACACCGCCTCTAGCTTCTGCTCTGAGTTCGATAGACACAAGTCCATCTTCTTCCGTTGCACTTTGAACGATGTACACATCACCATCTAATCGGAATACGTTCCCCTGTGATGGAATTTCAGGGATGTCCTTTAATTTGCAATGCACAAATACAGACACCCCATGCAATCCGTCATTTGATACGTGAGAGCCATTCGACAAGAATGACTCCCTCGCCGTTGGCGATTGAATAACCGCTTTAGCTACTGTGCCATTTAGATTATGCCCTTCGGCGAATTCATCTTCATTGAGGAATACATCGTCAATATCGCTTTCTAGGTAATCTCTAAATCGCATTATTTTTTCACCGTAACTTCCGCATCAACTTCAGGTAATTCCATTTCTTCTTCCGGTTCATCTGGAACGACTTCCAATGGTTCCGGTACTTCAACAGGATCATCTTCAGCAGATTCAAACTTATCAGATTCAAGCAAGGATAACGCAATCGCTTTCTTTTTGATATCGACTACTTCGCCTTTGCCGTACATCTCACCTTCATGTGCTAAATAACCCTTTAATACTCTGATTTTCATAAGTAGGTTACCCCCTATTTAGTTTTAATCGTAGCCCAATCGTCGATAGTTTCAGGAATCAATACGCAACGAGAATACACAGTCAACGTTAATTCTTGTGTGCCCTTATTAGCATAGTAATTAGGCACATAAATACCTGCATATGTTGTAAATTGGTTGTCATCGTTAAGTAACGTTACTGCCGCGTGTTGTTGACGGCCACGACCAGGAACACCTAATACAGCTGCATCATCGCCGATAAATGGCTTTACTTTACCTTCATCATCTTGATATGTTTCAAGATATGCGTACACATCAATGTTCAAGGACATGATACGGCCAACATATCTAACTTGTGGAGACAAATATTCAGGCGCAAAGCTGAACATAGAAATGTTTTCACGATTAGGAATAGCTAACCACTTATTGATAGACGTATTATCAAGAATGTATTTTTCAACATTTTTACCGACGACCAACACAGTTGGTACGATACCTGCGTTTTCTTGAATTTTTTCAGATGCCAATTTCAAATCGTTATAAATATCAGCACCAGCTTGGTCCCATGCAGTAGTTGGTGTAATATCTTGTTCAAATTCGAAATCAATTTCATCAGTTAAAACAGTTGTACCATCATCCGCATAACCTTCAATTTTGCACTTACCTGTAGTAAGTAGCTCTGCCGCCATTTTGTTTTTACGATTAATGATTGTGCCTTGCAAGTAGGACAAATCTTCGGCTTGCATTTGAGAAGAACGTTGCGCAGGTGTCATTGTAGACACAATATTTTCTGCAAATGCACGTTGGTCAAGTTGATCTGGGTCAATAACTGTACTAGGTCCCATCATAGGCGCTTCATATAAAGCAATTTTAGAGCCGGCACGTTTAACATTAACGCCAGATGCACCACGAGATACGAAAGGTGCTAATGTACGACCACGTTTACGAGTTTCTACTGTGATTTTTTTAGAAGTTGCAACTGCTGGAACTTGTGGGAAGAAAGTATCAAGCAAGAAACTTGCTGGAGCTTTCATTCGTTCCACAGCTTGCATCAAGGAAAATGTATCTTTGAAATCAATTGCCATTATATAGTTCCCCCTATTTAATGCTAGTTAAGAATAAGTGAGCGTCCTTGAAGTCCGCTTCATGATCATTAATTTTATAAGCTTGGTCAACTACCAATACTTCACGATTAAAGCGACCGGAAATGTATACAGTCAATACATTATGGTCAGTAGTTGCAGTAGTATCAGATACTACGATGCCAGCTGGCTTACCACTTGCGATTTTTTGGAATGTACCAGCATTATTTTCAAGCACTTGGCCACGTTTATAATCGCCCGCTGCTACTTTTACATTTTGAGTTAATACCGGTACACCGCCACCACCTAATAGGTAATCAGCTGCGACACCATTTACTTGTTCGAAATATGCCATTATTTACCGCCTTTCTTAGCATTCGCAAATGCTACGACTTCATCAATTGCACTAGCTTTTGCTACTGCATCGTTGGTTTCTGGTGTATATGCACCTTGAGGTGCCACTTTATCCGCACCGGATTCCATTTGGTCAATAACTAATTGTCGAATTTGGTCGACTACTTTGTTATCAGTTGTAGGAATATCAGATACGGCAGAGATGAAAGGTGTTACTTCATCTACTGTTTTACCTTCTGCAACAGCCACATCAACTAAACGATTGATGACTTCATTGTCACCTTTTAACGCATTTAATGCTTCAACGCGTTCACGTTCTGCTGTTACTGCTGCGTTTTCTGCAGGTTCATTTGTAGAAATACCGAGCAAACCTTTTAAGCTTGCCATGAATTGGTTTTCAGTCATAGGTTTCTCCTTACTTGTTAAAAATTGTTTGATTTTAGCTTCATTCTTGGCCGAGTATTTGCAAGACACTTTATTTACGATAACCATTCCGTTGTTCATAACAGCTTTGTCCGTAATCGCTGTATCTACTTCATCAATTAGGCCGTAGGACTTTGCCTCGTCCGCTGTGAGCCACGTTTCGTCATCCATAAGTGTATTTACCTGTTCAGATGTCAAAACGTCGCTACGGCTCAAATAAACGTTTGCAATTGTTTGTTTAACACTTGCCAAATAATTTGCCATTTTGGTTAAGCCGTCCGCATCAAAACTATCGCCTAAATATACAGATGGATTGTGAATCATGTACAATGCATTACTTGGCATAATTACCTTATCGGCAGCGCACGCAATAATCGTAGCTGCGCTTGCGCATAAGCCATCAATGTGTGCTGTTACGTTACCTGTGTAAGTCTTAATCATATTATGAATGGCTTGCGCTGCGAACACGTCACCACCACCAGAGTTGATGCGCATTGTTAGGTCATTACCATTACAACTATCCAAGTCACTTGCAAATTCACGTGGTGTAATTTCATCACCCCACCAAGAGGTATCAGAAATATCACCATACAAAATCAATTCAGATTGACCGGTACCATCTTGATTTATAAAATTCTTAACAGACCAAAATTTATTCATCCTCTTCACCTCCTTTCGCTTCAGATTTAGAGCCAACGGAAGGATTAACCGCATCAGCTAGCCCCATGCCATATTTCTCCATGAGTTGCTTTTCAAAAGCAAGTTGAGCAATGTTTTCTTCAAGATCTGTCCCTGTCATTTCGGCCGCTTCACGTTCACGAGTGGAAACTCCATTCTGAACACGAAGTGTACTACCATTCATATCCTTAACAGGGTCAAGAATAGACATCGTTGGTCCAAACCAATCAGCATTGCACCATGCTTTTCGAATCAATGGATCATTAAAGAAACCAGGCGCTTCAATTCGGCCATTCGCTACGGCTTCCATTAACCACACTTCATAGATTGGTTGGCAGAAGTCACGAGCGAACCACTTGCGCCGTAATTTATATTCTTCCCAAGCCTGTAACATTGCTGCACGGCTTGCAGAATACGAGGAATTGAAGTTCTTCATCAATACTTCGTAAGGCTGATTGAGTGCAGCACCTACTTGTTTGATAAGCTGAGTACTAAATACTTCAAAAGTAGATTGAGCATTGGATGCATCCACGCTCTTAACATCCACGCCTTTCGGTAAAGCGTTTAATGTACCAGGCCCTAAATTGTATTCTGATACATCGACTACTGGTTCCGTCGGATCATCAACACCATTGTCGGCCAACATATCATTTAACGAACCGGAGTTAGTCACGGCTTCCGTAAAAAATAATGCAAAGTACGATTTAATAATGGCAGAGGTAAGCTCTGCGTTTGTGTAACGATACACTTGCTTCAATGTTTCAATGACTGGAGCTAAATAAGGCACCCCTCTATACTGCTCAGGTCTAGTATCATTACTAATTTGAAGAACATTAGGAATACTTGTACGTTTGCCGTACGCTTCGACTCTTGCCCATGTCGTTAACATGCTTGTAATTGGTTCACCAGGTACTTGATTGGATACCCAGTAGGCTACAATTGCACCGTCAGTATCAATTTCCACACCATTCAATATGCGGTTCCCATTATCTGGATTAAGCGCTTCAACACCAGTTGGGTCGCCTGTAACATACGTGGAATCAGTAAGCGGATTACTTACTCGATTACCTTCAATCAATTGAAGGCGCAACGTATATGGCATATCTGGTGTAGTTGGCTTACGTCTGAACACTGCGAAACTATCACCATCTGTGAGATATCCTTGGTATGCGATGCTTTGCATATCATATAAATTGTTCTTGCGGTAAATATCACAGTCTTTTGAGTCTGCCCATAAGTCGAACTCTGCACGCACCTTACGTGCCCACGCTCTGGCGTCCTCTGCGGATATTCCCAAGATTTGAAATTTAGGTCTAGGGAACACATTGAGGCCTGCACCTACTGTATGAGTGGTACTTGTATTGATTGCAGCCGTTCCAACTGGTGTATTTATGGCTAAATCTGCGGATCTATCACGCAAAGTTGATAAATTTGCACCAATATCAGCCTTATAACCCAGTTTTCTAGGGTTATATCCCTTCAATGATTTGTTATTATGAGAGGCACCGCCCTCACTATATCCGCTATTTTGAGCCCTCGGAGTGCCTATTTTAGCGCTAAATTTCTTGTTTTTTCTCGCCATTTTAGCCCCCTAATCTCTAAAAACTACCCGTTTTGACCGGTTCCCACGTCCATTATCGGTGTCCATACCTGGTAATTTGGCTCCTCTTGCCACTAAATCATCAATCATTTTTCTTACTTCAGCTAAATTTGCCCTTGTAAGAGTCCGATTTCCGATGGTATAGCTTTGGCCGGTCAATATTGCTTCCTCGGCTTCGACATACCACTCTAACCGTACGTCAATGAGCCTTGGCTTACTTGAATAACTAGTTGCCATACATCCTCCTAAATATCTGCTGCTTTACTAGCTCTGCGAACACGTTTTCTCATTGGTTTCTTTCGTGGAGTAGCTACTGTTGTAGTGGAATGGCCCCCACCCTTGACTACTTCCGCTAATCTATCCCAATCAGGATGGATTGAATTCATACAGGCTAGGTTATATACACGTAAATCCAATGGTTCATTACGAACCCCTGCTGTAGGTTCCCATATTTCATGGATAACGCCCTTACGTTTTACTTTCTTTTTGTGTTCTGAAATAATCCCCTTGAAGTACAGCTCGTCGTACCCTCTTGTTCCTAGGAATTCTTCATCCAATGGGAAATGAAAGTACTTCGCACCAGGTTCATCGATGGCTAATCGGTTCATTACCTGTTGTTTTCCATCGTCAACACCTAACATGACAAGCGGAATCTTACTTCCTGAAGCTTTACCAATCTTATAATTTAAAGGTATGCCAGGTGTTCCAGCCGTACCTTTGATGGCAAATCGTTGCTTGCTAAAGTTCTTTTCACAGTATTCATACACTTTTGATGTGTAGTGACCACCGGAGTCAATGAAAGCACGAGCTACTTTAAGTCCTGTGCCGTTCTTAAATCGGTATACTTTATCAAGCACCGCATCAAGTGCATCCCATGTTGCTTTATTATCCGGTTCCCCAAGGATAACGCCCTTACAGATTCCCCAACATTCTTCACCATATCCCCAACCAGTGATTTCATACTCTAACCGGTTGTCTTGTGTATCTACTGCTCCAGTTAGTAGTAACACACCGTCTGGAAGGTCTGCGCCGTACTTTTCACGCCGCCTAATGAATTGTTGATAGTCTTCGAAGGCGCCTTGTTGTGCATAGGATTCGCCAAATCTGGTATTCATAACTACCTTTTCACGAGTAGGGTCTCCTTTAGCCTCTAGCCATTCCCTCATGATGTCATTCCAGGTTAGCCAAGGTGAAGTAAATCCATTTACAAAAAAACTGCGTATGCCATTATGCAACGCAGCCGGGTTTTTCGATATGTACTTTTGAGGAACTTTTCGCATTTCATCTTCAGAGAATGTAGATCCGCAATCAGGACACCGCCATTTCACATCACTAACTACTACAATCTTCCGACCTTTAGCGTCCTTATGTTCCTCTGTCTCATATTCCATCTCAGTATGTCGTATCAAATGGTATTCACCACAATTAGGGCACTCATGTTGCCACTCTTCTTGTGTGCCTGTTTGATACTCTACATCGATTCGTGAGCTACCTTCATTCGTTGGTGTGGAGAATAGCCCCATTACCCTGTTCCAAAACGTTGTCATACGTTTGGCAGCAAGGTCTACTGGGTCACCTTCTGTGCCAGCACTATCTGGGAAGCGGTCTACTTCATCTGCAAGTAGCACACGTACAGGACGTGATGCCAATCCTGCTGGACTGTTCGCACCGCACATGATAAGACGGCCACCAGGGAAGAGTTTAGATAAGATTGTGTTCTTACCATCTCGTGTTTTAGCCCCGTCCTCGGATTTAGTCTCATAAAATACTTGTGATAATACTTTCGTATCACGGATCATTGGAGATATACGAGACTTTGAATAATCTTGAGCCAATTCGATAGTCGGTTGAATCATCATGACCGCACATGGGTCAAGATGAGCGTATCGTCCTAGTACATTATTCATGATATCTGATTTTCCCACTTGACTGGCGCTCTTAACCACTACCCGATTGATACCAGGTTGCGTAAAAGCATCCATAATATCCCTTTGATATGGCGCTCTACTCGTTTTCCAACGTCCTGGTTCAGCAGAAAGGCCTTGTGATAGCATGCGGTAATCGTCAGCCCATTGGCTAACACTGGTTTTTGGTAGTGGTTTTAGGCCCATTTTAGAGACATATTGCCACAATTCTTTTGCCGTTTTCATGCTATCACCTCCTTTTTTGCACTAAAAAAGCGCACCCATTTGTACGCTTAACCTTGTACCATTTATAGATGTAAACATCATAGCTATTAATGCCTGAGTTTCGACATCCGTATGGCACAATACCTCCATATGTTTTATGTCATGTGCTGATATATTTAATCCTTGTCTATATTTATATAGGAATTCAGGCATTGCCTTTTCTATCATCAAATACAAATAAAATGGAATTACATTTCTTGGCTTAATCACTACATATTTAGCATCAACTTGTTGTGATGTATCTAAATATAATAATTCCCCTTTACTTGCAGATACTTGCAAGCAAATACAACCTTCCGGATACATTTGATTCTTTTTAGGACGCCCCAGTATATCAGCAACTTCCGTAATTTTAAATCTCTTGTAATTTCTTAACATTACACAAACATCTTTTGAAGTAGATACTTCTTAACATCTTCTATTTTTTTTATAACGGCTTCTTGCTCCTTGATTGTACAAGCACTATCAGCAGATACCAAAAACTCTGTAAATTCTTTTACAAATTCATCATGCTCTTTCTTTGCATCAGGATCCGTACAAACTAATTGCTTTAACATCTCCGCAATTTCTAAGCCCAAAGTACGACTTTCTCGATTAATTTCGTTAAGTTCTTTAGCAAGCTGTACTGCATCTGGTATTTCTTCATGCTCAAAACTATCAATATATCTAGGTATATTCAAGTTATAATCGTTTTCTTCTACTTCAGAAATACTAACTTTCCTTGAATACTTGTCAATATCAGAACGATTGTTATAAGTATCAATGACTTTTAACACCTGTTCTGATGTCATTATATTTTTGCTTTTATCCTTAATGAAATCTTTTTGAGCATCGATAAATAATATATCAGTGTTAGCTCGATTTTTCTTAAATACCAATATACACACCGGTATCCCTGTATTCGTAAACAGATTAGAAGGCAGTCCAATGACCGCATCAAGCAGATTATCCTCAATCAGCTTACGTCGTATATCGCCCTCTGCTTGCCCTCTGAATAATACGCCATGTGGCAATATAAAGGCCGCTGTACCTGTCGCGTTTAACGAATGAATCCCATCAAGTATAAAAGCAAAATCCGCTTTACTCTTTGGTGCTAACTTATAGTCTTCAAAACGTCCGTCCATTTGCGGAATCCAAGATTGACTATATGGCGGATTGCTAATAACTGTATCAGCCGAATATATACCTTCATCTATACATACTTCTTTGATAATCTGCGGCGATTTATTACTAATCTCCACCCTATATTTCGCTATATTTTCTTGAGTTAGTACATTTCGTTCTATTACAACAGCAGGCACTCCGTTCATTACAAGATTAAAAAGTAAAAAACATATCGCATTTTTAGAATATTCCTCAAGTTGTAATACTACATCTGGATTATTCTTATACTTAGCTAACGAAAGACCGC